ATACTATTACAAAAGTGTGGATATATTTTTTTTAATTTAGTATAATGTGATAAGTATGAAAAATTGGGGGGTGTATTGTTTTGACTAGGGGCGAAAAGATACAAAGCATACTAGACAAAAACAAGCAGAGTAACATTGGAATAAAAAGTGTAGCAGAGTTATCTGAAGCAATGCAGAAAACCAAAAGCTATATATATCAGATAATAAGGAATGAAGCTGACCCTTCTATTGATACGTTGAAGGATATTGCTAGATTGCTCGGAGTATCGGTTGGATATTTAGAAGAAGATATAGAAATAGACGAAGATGTTATTTATTACAATGACGAGAATATATTAAAACATTTATCTCCAGAGCTAAGAGAATGGGTTTTGAAAGAAGAAAGTGTGCCATTTTTAACAGTGGGTATGATAATGGATGAATCAGATCTCAGTAAATTATCTACAATTAAAATGGGTGTCCTTGTAGATTGGCTGCAAAATGAGATTGCTAAAAGAAAGAAATAGTCTAATTTAATATTGGTCGAATAATGTCATATTATATATAACGATATACATTTATTTATTATGGAAACGGGTGTAAAATAAAATTATACCTGTTTTTCTTTGCATTCTTGCGAATGTATATAAAAATTTACAATTTTAGACCAAACATATGTTCTGTTTTTATCCAAGTTCTGTTACAATATACTTACTAAGAGTAAAGGGGATAAAATTATGCAATGTAGAGAGGAATGTGATGAATGTCTGTTAAAGAAGGTTAAAACTATCACGATAGGCGGTAAGAAAGAAGCTGTTGAGTGTCCCGGAAAGATACCTAATACATACGAACAAACCCAATAAAAAAGGCGAGGGATTAACCTCGCTATTTTTATGTACTTATGATTTTTTAGTTGGTGGGGCAATTATGCCCTTAGGGTCTGTATCATCCTAAGCAATTGTAATTGATGTGCCTTTTGGATCTGTATCGTCCCAACCTATTCTTTTGCCCTTTGGGTCTGTATCGTCCCAAGCTGCCACACCGATTGTTATTAATGATATAACTATTATCAATATTACTATTAACTTCTTCATCTTTTGTCACCACCTTTCGCAAAGGGGTTTATATAAATTTTGCTTTGCACGTATGTATTATGATAAATGTCTTAGCTCCTTCATTTGCTTTGTTGCAATTTCTTCTTCGTAAGTTGTGTCCTCAGGAGCCATCTTGTACAGTTTTAAAGCTGCCTTAAAGCAATTAATATCTTTTGTAGCTCTACCTTTAAAGACTAAGGTATCAGCAATTGATACTGTTTTATCTATTGATTTATAATACCTAAGGTTTTCTTCTATTCTGTCTAAAACTTCATGTGCCTTGCCAGTATTTAATGCTAATCTTATTTGATTATGAAAGGCTTTGTATGTATCTGCATCAGTAGTGGCATATTTCACACATTCTTTTAAAAATTGCTTACATTCTTCTTCTTTGCTTTGTTTAAAATAGCAATTGAATATGATGTTATTGTAAAAACTTAATTCCTCAAATTTATCAAAGTCATCTATATCAGTATTGCCTATGAGTTTTACACATTTATCTATTGTTTCATCATATTGTTTGTTCTTGTACATTTCTAGTATCTCGTTTTTTCTAACCGCAAACTCTCCCACTTAATTCGACCTCCCCCTTGAATACATGGTATTTATCAAGAAACACTCTGCTGTTGTACCCATATTTAGTACAGTAAATATCCAATTCGTTCATTACATCTAACTTTTTATTTTCGTCTATAGGATATTGTAAGGAATCGGCATCTATTTTGTTTATCTGCTCAATCAACAATTTAACGTACTCTATGTTGAAAAATGCAAATATGCCTAAGTGTATTGCCATTGCCTGGTCAGCTTCTCGCATCTTGAAGTCATCAACTCTTGTAATGTAGAATAAGAATCTTTCTTCATCAATGCTTTTAATCTGCTCTGCCATAAATACGGTATCACTTTCCAAGCCGTAATCAGTTGTAATAGTAAACTGTGATTGCTGATCCTCTTTTTTGTTCTTTCTCGTACCTATTAATACTGTATATACTGTGCTTTTGCCGTTTATATCGGCACTTACAACCAATGCAGGTCTTCTTCCTTCTTGCTCGCTACCTACCGCATCGGGCAAATTTACAAACCATATTTGACCACGTTTAATATTTTTTCTCATGCTGCTGAACACCCCCAAAACAATAATAAACCAACTAGTCATCGACTGTCAATATAAATTATTAACTTTTATTAAAATATATTGTTTATTTTTGAATTTATGCATATAATATTACCAAGGGGGTTAGATCATGGGTGTAGGTAAAGATAAAAAGCAAGTCCCGGTAATATTACCGCTTAACATATTAAAGCTAGTAGACGATGAAGCTGATTATGAAGATCGTAGTAGAAGTTCACAGATAACTCGAATACTTAAGGAATATTATATCAGAAATGGTAAATTAGAAGATATGGCAAACAAAAACTTGTCTGTTGAGGAAGATTAATGTAAAATAAAGATAACAAAAAAGCAATAAGCCCTTCCCCGAAAGTTTGGCGACCCAAAGGGAAAGGCTACATTAGGATTTTTATATTCATTTACTATTATTATATACTATTTGTACGAGTTTATGCAATAGGTATATATAAAATTTAGTAAAAGAATGTAAATCTCCTTTAGTTGCTATACGAAGGGAGATTTTTTAATTGGGAAAATTATTATTTGATAGTCAACCGCTTGTGATTGATAGGACCTTAGCCAAGGTTATTGGATTAAATGAATCTATCTTACTGCAGCAAATTCATTACTGGCTAGAGATTAATGCAAAGAAGAAGATAAACTTTCATAAAGGAAGATACTGGACCTATAACAGTGCTGTAGAATGGCAGGAAAATGATTTTATATTTTGGAGTGTCAGGACCATTGAAAGGATTATAAAAAATCTTGAAGAAATAGGTTTATTAATTTCAGATAATTTTAATACAGATCGTAGAGATAGGACTAAGTGGTACTCAATAGATTATGACAAACTTACTGCAATTGAACAAGAATACAGCAAAAAGCAAACCGACAACTTGACGGAATGCAAACCGACAACTTGTCAGAATGCATCTACACAAAGTGGCGGAATGACAAACCGACAACTTGACGGAATGCATTCACACAATGTGGGTGGACCATTACCAGAGAATTCTACAGAGACTTCTTCAGAGAATACTAATCAATCTGATCTGATAGAGTTTGAAACGATTGACCAAATGCTTAAATATTATGCGGACCGTTATTTACTTCCAGAGGACCGAGTTACTTCTACTTATGACCGAGTAAAGGACCAGTACAAAGCAGGAAATATAAGGACCTCATTCCGGCAATATTTTGAAAAAGCACTGGACCAAGAAAAAAAAGATTATGAGGTAAATAAGTTTATCTTCTGACGAATTTAAATCGTTTTTAAGCCATTTTACATATTCAACATATTAGTTTATGACTATACATAAAAACTATGCTCTATAGGGCAAACAATAATAAATAGGGGGTATTATTAATGGGTAAAGTAATCGCATTTGAAATCGAGAAAGGTGGTTCGAGTAAAACTACTACAGTGGTAAATACTGCAGCAATATTGGCCGAACATGGCAAAAGTATATTAGTCTTTGATGCCGATAGCCAAGGTAATGGTACTAAGAGGTCTGGGTTATTGCCTAATGATTATTTTGGATATTCAGCTTTTGAAGTGCTAAAGCAAGAGAAATCCATATCAGATTGCATTGTAAAAACTAAGTTTGGTTATGACATTGTTCCTGCTAATGAAACTCTGCAGGATATAGTTGTAACTTTGCTGATGAACACTGAGAAGTATAAGAATCCTATGTTTATACTAAAAAATGCCATAGACGAGATAAGGAGCAAGTATGATTATATTTTAATCGACACACCTCCTACTATCACATTTAACACGATTACAACCTTGCTCGCTGCCGATAGTGTTATTATACCTATGCAATGCGAGGAAGATGCTTTCGAGGGAGCCAAGGCGATTATAAAGGCTATCTACAAATATAAACCTGATCTCGAAATCATGGGAATACTGCCGACAATGTTCAATCGAGGAACCAACTCAAGCACAACCATATTGAGTAAGGCTAGAAGGTTCTTTGAAGGTAAGATAAAAATATATGATACTACAATATATCGTACTGTAAAATTTAGTGAAGCTGACATATATCGTACTCCTGCCGTTATACATTCTGATAATGAGCAAGTGCAAGAGTATAGGAAGTTTGTAAAGGAGTGTTTTGGAATTGGCTAAAGAAATTATTGTAGATGATGAACCAAAGGAAGATGCTACGTGGCTTAATATGATAAAGCCCAAAGAGAAAGAAGTTATATCGAGCACGGGTACGTTACCGACAACCCCACCGCCACCGAGCACAGAACCAGAACCGTTACCGAGTACGGATAAGGGTACGGTCACGGGTACGGTCACTACCACGGGCACGTCGACGTCATTAGAAGGTTATTTGAACCCAACCGACACATATATTAGAAAGGTTTTATATCTTGCACCAGAACATGTCAAATTATTAGAAGATGAACAGGCTATTGCTAAGAAAAAGAATAGAGGTAAAGGCAAGGTTACTGAATCTCATATTGCCAGAGCTATATTTGATAAACATATAAAAAGTGGAAAATAATCACAAATAAGTCTTGCAATTGTCCGACAATAGGAATATACTATAATTAGAGATTAAATTATAGGAGGTATTTATATGAGGGAAAAGAAATTTAGAGTAATATCAAATGGTAAAACTTACTATTGGGGTTTTATTGATGGCATATTCACTTCTCCTGCATTTGGGGATGAATTAACAACTTCGAGGGTTAATGAATTATCTTGCCAATACACAGGTTTAAAAGATAAGAATGGTGTAGAGATATATGAGGGAGATATAGCCAAACGTACTTGCGATTTAATAGGGTCAAAACACGATGGATTTATAGGGATAGTAAAATTTGAATGTGCATCATTTATGCTAGAAAGTTTAGACGGGGAAGATGGAATATATTTATGGGATGATGTGCAAGAATTAGAAGTAATAGGCAATATATACGAGGTGGATAATGGTAAGAGTTAAAACAGAGAAGTTTCCTGATGTAAGAGTATCACCAAAGCTAAAGGAAGAAACGGAAAAGGCTGCGGAGATAGAGCAAGAGAATGTATCAGAATATATCCGTAAGTCTGTAGAGGATAGGAATAAAAAAGTATTAGGGAGGGGTAAGAAGTGAATATAGAAATGAAACATCTTATAGGGTATCAAGAAGGTTATTCCGATGGCTACAAACAAGCTATGACAGACCTTATGAAACAGTATTCAGAAAAATTAACCCAAGCTGAATTAATGATACCTATTCAATACGTAATTAAAGTTGACCAAGAAACCTTTGATAAAAACTTAGAAATATTAAAAGATAATAAAGATGCCTCGTTAGCCGATTTAGTATTAGGGAGGAAGTAGGGGAATGTGCAAATACTATAACAAAACTGAAAATGGGTATTATTGTGCATATTGGGAAGAAGATAATGCAGGATGTGAAGATTGTGAATGGAAAGTTGTAACCCCTAGTATTATATAAGGGAGGTAAAGGGAATGGGGAGTAAAGAAGAAAAAATACTAAGACTATGTGCCAAAATTGAGCATGCCAGTGAAAGTTATAAAATCAATGAAGCAAACAATGCTATTATTGAACTACTTGCAGTTATGGTTGGCAATAGTAAGTATTCTTACGATATAGACAAAGCAATAAATTCATTTATAGAAAAAAGCGAAGGGTATACGATGCAAAAACTTCGCAGTGGAGCAATGAGTTAATAAAAGAAGGGACTTTATATAGTCCCTTTTGTGTTTGGAAAATTATTCTTGTTTTGGCTGATTGATGCACTGTTGCCGTTGGCTGTTGTTTGGGTTGAGCAAGGGAAAAAAGAATACGAGCGACCGGAGGGAGAGAGTTAGTGGTGATGGTAGTTATATTGCATTAAAAACTATAAAAACTAAAACTAAGTCTTTCCAATGGCTATAATACATTATTTTATACCACTATATTATACTGTATTAAAGTACTACTCACTGTATATCCTATAGTATCTACGGCAGTACTATTCTATTGAAATCATTAAGCCTATAATCAAGATATTTTACAATAAGTTTATTACCTTTATATCGGTCCGGCACTCCACTGATAATAAATAACATAGGGAATATTCCATACTCGCGCTGAAGGTCAAAACTATCCTTTAGGCTTTCATACTTTTCATAGCCTACCTGGTGAGTTAATACCACTTCTATAAAACACAATACTGTATCTGTCTTATATTTAAACTTAACGAACGCATCGGATCTCAAATTATTAAATACAGCTTCTTTCCTAAACTCTTGTATCTCAGCTCCAACGCTGACTAAATTAGCATAAAAGTCCATGAGGTATAAACTATGTGCTGAATATGGCTTTGTAATGTAGTATATACGCTCTAGGCTAGTTGAATTCTTCAAGGTGGTATATTTACATTCCCCTATATCATATAGAGCCTTTAAACGCTTTCTAGCTAAGTCGTGTCCGTATTTAGCATGATTGAAGAATAATTTAGTGCATTGGTCTATGGTTATGCTGCCATGCTCACCTATAAATTTTAATATCTTAATATCATTCTTTGTAAGCATTATACACCTCTTATAATTCCGTCTTGCTGTTTGGGTTTATAAGGCTTTAAAGTGGCATTAACAACTATAGGCTTTTGCTTTACATCTTTAGGTTTTATATACTTTTCTATTATTTTTTGGTCAATATAAGGTGTTTTAATCATATATCTATCATCGGCCAATAATATTCCTTCTCTATTTCTAAGCTTAAGAGCTTCATCAGTATCTATTATATTTCGGCTGCTGTGCACATCGGTCTGTTTAAAGGTTAGCTTGGTATTTACTTGCGACTTCAAAAACATTGGCATTTGGTCGGTTGTAGTGCGTTGCAAGCACATTAAAACGAAACCGCCATAGCCTCTACCTATTTTTATAATATAGCCTAATAAATCAAGGCATTGCTCTTTTAAAATCTTCTGTTCTTTAGTATCTGTGGCATCAGGCATATACAGCGAAAATTCATCACTTACTATATATAATATAGGCAACTTGACAGGCATTTTATTATTGTAATCTTCTATATTCAAGATACCTTTGCTCATAAGCTTTTCAATTAGCATTTCTCTTTCTTTTATTATTACATATACAGCCTTATACATCTTCAAGCTCTGTTCTGGGGTTCTAGCAAAATGTATTACCTGAGGGCAACCACGGTAAAGGAATAAGTCCGTTTTACCTATTTGTGACATATATATATTAACTTCTTCTTTAGAATGATTGTGTATTAAATTGGTCAATAAACAATATAAGGCTCTCGTCTTTCCTGATCCATTAATCCCTCCATAAAGCACATGAGGGTGAGTGTGCATATTTACTACTATTTGCTTATCAAATGTATAGCCTAGGTATAATTCATGGGGTTTAGTTGCTACCGGTGCGAAAATTAAATCTTTCAAGGGATTCTTATAAAGTTTTATTGTTATCCAGCCATTAAAAATATTATGCTCCATTGTCACTATACCTTTTAACCCACTCTGTAACACTTCTTTTTTCTTTTCTAATTCTTCAAAGCTGTATCCTGGGGGAATTGCCACAATACACAAAAAGCCGTATTCTGTAGGGTTTACTTTAGCTAGTGTGTAGGTTACTCCATCATCATTGACCATGCTATTTTCTTGCATAATCTTTTTCCATTGAATGCGTAAATCCCTACGTTCTTTATCATAGTACTTGTAAATTATATAAGAGCAAGCTGTTAGTCCTAATCCTTCTAATATCATTTGCTCACCTTCTTTTTACCCCAATTACCCGATTTGATAAGGTACAATTCTCCGGCAATGTAAAATAAAAGGCAGTAAAAAGCATATTCACCAAAAGGAAACCCAAAGATATATTGATTGGTAAAAGGTATATAAGTGTGCATCATTTGACTAAGCCAGTTGATAATTGATAAATCTAAACTATTCATACTGTACCTCCTATAATTTATACTGTAGTATATACTATTCAAGGTACAGTACGTTGTTGCAAGTACTATTTTATTTATTATGTCTACTAGCATGGCAATTTCTACATAGGGTTGTTAGTTCATAATTACGTTCATGTCCAAGGTGAGCATAACTAAGGTGATGCACTTGTAAATCGGTTTTGCGGTGACATTGAGTGCATTGGTATGAATCCCTTTTTAATATAACTTGACGCTTCATGCGCCATTCTGACGAATGTATATAGGCATTATAGGTGTCATGTCTGTGGTGTTTGATATAGTGATTAAGATACAGCAATATTAATAAAACAATTATTATATCCATAATATCACCCAGTGTTAGTATGTGAGGTTGTAAAGATTCTATGCAATAAAAAAAGGGCAGCCGAAGCTACCCTAAATATTTATCACCTTTATTTCTATCTCTTATATATTTGGCAGGTGCGCCATATTGCACAACGTTACTGTCTACATTTTTGAGTACGACACTTCCTGCCCCTATAACGCTATGCTCGCCTATTGTTATGCCATGTTTTATTTTTGCGCCTAAAGAAATTGCTGTAAACTCTCCAATATTTACATTTCCACCCGTTGTTACTCCTGGTGCAATGCTCGAGAAATCACATATTGTATTATCGTGGTCTACTGATGAATTCGTATTAATTATACAGTGACTCCCTATTTTTGTATTGCTATTTATTATACTTCCTGCCATTATTACAGTTCCATTGCCTATGACAACATCTCTTGTGATAGAAGTAAAAGGATGAATGGCTGTTACAAATTCAAATTGACTATTTATACTTAATACATTATTTACAACTTTGCTTCTTATCCAATTATCGCCTAATGCAACTATTCCTGCATCTATTCCTATTTTTAATATATCAGATTCACTTCCCAAAACCTTATAGCCTATAAATGTTTCGCCCGGTGTTTTGTAGTTATCTATGAATCCTGCTATATTATATTTGCCTTGTTTTTCAACAATATCTGTTATTACCTTTGCATGACCGCCACAGCCGAATATTAATATATCTTTCATATACACCTCATATAGTTTTTGCTATATTATAGCATAAAAAAAGGGGCAGCCGTAGCTACCCTAAATAATCAGCCATTCTTTTAAGTATAAATGCCACATATTCCCCGGGTATCATTTTACCTTCTTTGGCATTTTCTTTATAGAACGAAGGTGAAGTTATTATTGGTTTTGATAACTTGCTTAGTTTGTCTATGGCAGCACACAAGAGTTGTTCCTCTGTTAATTCTACATCGTGTAGATTAAGTTTATTTTGTTCTATAATGCTAATTAGCTTAGTGGCATATTTAGGATCCGTAGCATATCCGCACTTTTGTACTTGAACGCAAGCTTCTTTATAGTCCTTTGCAGCAACAACAGGCTTATATCTTGTTAGTGTTAATAGTTTTGCGTGATCCAATATAGATTCGTCTATGCTGTCATAATCCCGGAACCATGCTTGAACTTTGGTTTTAACACCTTTAATATATTCAGTAGTCCAGACTAACTGCTTTTTACCTTTCCAAGTTGCTGTGGCCTTTATACCAAATATATTATTTCCTATAGAGGATTTGCCGGAATTAGATTCTAGTATTGCTTGAGATAAAGTAAGAGAGGGCAGCACACCATATTCAGCATGTGCCCTCTTTGCTCCTGGAAGTATTAAATTGATGAAGTCTTGCTTAAGCATTTATGCTCCTTTCGATACTGATTGCGCAAAGTAAAAGCCTACTATCATTGTAACCATTGGTACAAATTGATCTGTAGGTATTTGACCTATCCACGCAAGGTAACAAGTTGTTACTGTAAAGGCTACTGTCATTAACCATTTACCCGATGTGATTTTTGCTATGATTTTTTCTAACATATTAATTCCTCCTAAATAAATTTAAGTCCGGCAATAATTAAGGCCACTAGAATTCCGCCGCCAATACTCCAAAGTAACTGCGTGGGTTTCTGTGACCTTTCGTCTATTTTGTCGGCTATTTGTTTTATGCTTGTTTTGATCTCATTTAAAATATTGAATATCATTTTTATTTGTTCTCCACTTACTGCTGCGTTTTTTTCAATATTTATCACTTGTAATTCAAGTTCATCGAACCTCTTTTCTAACTTTTCTAGTCTAGCTTCCATAATTTTCAGTCCTCCATCCTATTGAAAAATAAAAAAGAAGGAGTATAATAAAATACAACTTCCTTAATTGGGGGTTATGGGAGAGTTTGTCGTGAGTGGCAGCTCTCCCATTTTTTTATTTAAAAGTCTTTAATCTAGACTTAATTTTGTTTAAAAATTTCTTTCGAGTTTCATTGTAATTAGCATCAATCAATTTTCTTAACATTTCTGCTTTGTTTTCATCACTCGTAAGTCTATAAGGGCCACTATTAATTAATGCTTTAAGTTCTCTTAAGTTCTTATCTCCCATTTCTTTTTGGAATGATTGTTGTTCTTCAATAGTTAATCTAATCGGTTGTCCTTTGTCGGTTATTTCTTTCGGTGCAAGTCTTGGGAAAATATTCTTTTCTCCCGTAGACTTATACACTCTGTAAGCTTCTTTTAACTCGGGTGTTGAGTTCTTGGTTGATGCATAATATCCCGGACTTAAATAGCTTTCTAGTGCTTTGTTGATTATTCCTCGACCTTGGAATTGTTCTATAGGTCTACCGAATAAATCTAATTTAGCAGGAAGGTTTTGACTTAATCCCGGTATCTTGGCCTGAGTCTGTTTAATCTTACTGCCTTGTGTTTCTCTGACAAAAGGATCTAATACCTTTGTAGTTTGGTTTAATATGGTTGGCGCGCCCAATCCAGTAACACCGCCTGTTAAACTGTCGATTACTCCTGCTGCCGGATTATATTGATTAAATAATCTTGTCATGCCTTGTAACATACTCATATTGAAGAATGTGTTTCCAGCTGCTTCTGCTCCTGCTTGCAATTGTTCTGCAAAGGTATCTTTTGTTTTTCCGGCATAATAAGCATCTGCGCCTATTGCTAATAATGCACTAACAGGCTGCGCCCAATCGAACGTATATGAGCCGTCTTTAGTAACAAAAGCATAAGGTTGAATACCCATTAATCTTTCGATGGATGCAACTTCTTTGTCTTTATCCAATTTGCCTGTGATGAAGCCGTTCTTTGCGCCTGCATAACCTAACGCTAATAATCCTGTGCCAGTTAAACTTCTGCCTATATTATCCACAAAATACTTTTGATTAAATACTCTGCCTGTTTTGGCCGATGTTCCCAACTCCACCATTGATTTTACAAATCCGGCCGGAGTATATTCAACTAGCTTATTTAGTATATTTGCAGGAGTTTTAGTAAATGGCAATACTGTATTGATGAACACTTGATATATTGGATTATCAGAGGCCTTTTTAATTCTGCTGAATACCTTAGATATTTCGGTGTCATTTTGGAAGGTTCTTTCTAGCGCAAATTCCTCTGCATCAAGTTTTATAGTGTCAGTTACAATATCGGTTTTATTAATCTGCTTTAGTTGCATAATTCTATCATTATAAGCTGATTGATAGAATGGTCTATCACCTAACTGTAAAGCTTTTGATACTGTTTCATCAAGCTTATTCAGCACGTTGTTTTTAAACACTCTAGCCTTTTGTATTTCTGCTTGGCCTTGTGTTGGAGAGGTGTTTACATTAGCTTTCATGTCTTTTACTGCATCAGAAAAACCTTGCTTAAAACCTTTTGCGCCTTCTTCAAGTCTGCCTAAGTTCGGCAAATTGGTTGTTCTTTGTTTTGTTTTCAAACTTAAAGCTTTATCCACTAGCGTTCCAGGTATATCTTTGATAGTTTCTGCTGTCTGCAATACTAGGTTTCCTAATCCATTTCTAGTAAATAGTGTCTTGGGATTAAGAAGAAAGGCTATTCTTTGTATGCCTTTGTATTTGTCAATCACAGTAGGAGGTAATTTGTCAGCTATAAGCTTTTGTACTTTTGCAAGTTCTGCTTGTTTATCCCATCCCTCGGGTAACTGCTCATATTTCTCCATGCCTGTAATAATTTCTTTAATATCATTGTCAGCAAGTTCTTGCAGTTCGCCTTTGGCTTTCTTAATCTCATATAGCTTAGGATTTTGTTTCTTCAAAAGATCGTTTGCCTTATCGACCATTCTTTGCGCCGCTGTTGCCATACCTTCGGGAGTTTTACTATACTTTGCGTGCGCTTGTACTGCCCGACCTGCTTCTGTAGAAAATTTACGAATGTTTTGTAGCCATTCTCTAACTTGCGAGTAGTTGCCTGTTTGCCTTGCTTCATTTAAAAACTTATCTTTCAGTATTTCCATAGCTGTGTCAAAGTCTTCGCCAGTATAAGTTTGCTTAGTATAAAGGTTTTGGATTTCGCCATTGAGATTAGTTGATATTCTCCTGCGTGCATTTGCAAGGCTTTCGAGTTCAGATTTAACGTCATAAGTGAAGTCCTCTACATTTAATGCTTTCTTTTCTACATCGGTTAAAAAGTTGGCATTTTTCAAAGTGTTATCGTATAACTTGGATACTTCGTCAAGTTGTGTTCTAGCTTCTTGATATAATGGATTTGCTGTTTGCCCTGTGGTTTCTAATTCTGTTACAGTTCTTTGAAGTTCATAAACGTTGTTGGATAACCTTTTAGGCTTAGTCTTTGGTGCCTCTTTCATTACAGTTGCAGCAACTTCATCGCCGCCACCACTCACTGAATCACCTACAGCTTTTTTAAGCACGTTTTGTTGTGATGGCAATACATTAGTGTTTGCTAGTGGCTTTGCTTCTGCTTTAGGCATTTCTAATATATTATATTGTGGTTTTATAATTGGTTGTGGAATTGCATCATCAACTACTCTTGAAGTCTTTAAAGTATCTATGCCGTTGTTTATTCCTAAATCTTTTCTTATTATGCTAATTAGATCAGGATTCTCTTTTACTATTGCCTGCTCTGCTACTGTCAAAGGCGCATTGGTCTTAATCTTGCTAAACAATTCATTCAAAGCCTTTGTGCTAGTTGGTAAATCATTAAGCTTTTTAACCTTTGCTAGGTCTGCCATGATACCCAACCCAAGAACATCATCAACACCCACAAAGTCAGCAAGTGTTGAAGCTATATTGTAAGCTTTAGGGTATTTAGTCTTTAACTCTGCTGTTGTTTTAGGTGCCGATGCTTCAATTAATTGCGTGTTAGTTACTACATTTCCTGTCGCAGAATCTTTTATGCCTGTGCCTATACCTTTTATTGCACCTAACAATGGATTTTCGCCTTGCGCAATTGCCTTGTCAACACCTTCTCCACCTCTTACGGCTATTGTTGGTATTGTTTGCACTACATTATTAAAACCATCGGCTACCGCCCCCAAGGCATATCCTGCATTTCTTATAATCGGGTTATCAACTTGATTTAAGTCTTTTGGTGTAATTTTAGCTTGAGGTTTTACTGAAACTTTCTTACCTTTACCGACAACTAATTGTTTTGTAGGTGTTTCGGGTATTACTAAAGGCTTTGTTGGAGTTTCTTTTCTTAGCATATTGGGAGTAGTTTGAAGTAAAGGTTGCATAAACTTAGGTGTAATCTGCTTTTGTGCTAGGTTAAGATTTTGGGTTGAAGCAAGTGGCTGTATTTCTTTTCTAAGTGGTACAGTTGGACCGGTGTAATTTGCGTACTTATCAGCCTTTAAATTAGCAGAGTAATTATCGGGATCTGCTTTTAACTCCGTTGTGCCATAGTCTTTATTTTTATAGACATTAGGAGCATATTGCAATTCTTTTTTGAATACAAACCTATCATATTCTTTAGCCTTATATTCATCGAGATTGTTTCTGTCAACAAGTCCGTTATCTCTGCCGTAATACCAAAATGCAGCCTTTTGCTCTGTAGTAAGGGCATTATAATGATTCTGTGATTTTCTGCCATGATCCCATGCTTTTTTGGCTTGTGCTGTTGTAGGCATTATAAACCCTCCCTTACCAATTTAATCCATAGCCACTATTTCCGCCACTTGAAGATTTTTGAACAGGAGCCGTATTTTTAGGCGGTACATATTTATTGCCTTGTGGCACACCTATTAATTGATATTCTCTAGCTGTTAATGGTGCATTTGCCTTGTATTTATCCCAAGCCATTTCAGTTTCAGCCTTTAATGCCGTTTCTGTTGCTTTTGCTTGTAGTATTTTCTGATTTTGTTCGTACTGAGGTGTCATAGTGCCTGCTGGTAATCCGAGTATAGGTGCTAGGTCTGCTGTGACTATGCCTTGTTGTTGGAATCTATTTTGCGCTTCGGTTATCTTACCTTGTCTTTCGTTCGCCAATATAGCTATTTGCCAATCGTTTGATGTGTCACCATCATTCTGCAATTTATTTATTTGTGCTTGGAAATTGTTAGCATACTGACCTATAGTTGATATAAATTCATTTTTTAATCTATCTGTTTCAGCTTGTTTAATTCTAGCTTCATTAGTATTGTAAGTTTGTTCATTAATTTTATTGTCTAGCTTTCTATCTTCGTTATTAGTTGCATAATCAGCCCAGTATCTGCTATCGGCTTGCGAATCTCTTCCTTGTTGGTATGTTTGTTGATCTCTATATCTTGCTTCTTCTCTTGCAATATCATCTTGCCTTTGCTTTTCGACAATCTGTCTTTGTGCTTCGTTTGCATCTATATCCATGTATGCTTGATTCTCTGCTATCTTATTTTTACCTATAGTACTTTGCATCTGACCGCCAAATGTACTTTCACCTAATGCTGCCACACCTGAACTTGCTAATCCTCTTTGCGATAGAAATTCAGCAAAACTTCTTGAATTTTGACCCTTTGCCGCTCTTGCTTGTAAGTTTGCATCATAGGTATTTTGTTTTACTTTCTGTTTTTGCGGATCTGTTATAGGGTTGGCTAGTGCGTTGTTTTTAGCTTGTTCTAAGCTTGTTATATTGTTTTGTTGTTGTATATTAGCAAGCGTTTGCTGTGGGTTTGTTGCAAAACTTCTTTCTGCTCTGGCATCGTTTCTTTCATCCCTACTTCTAGTCATTTCCAAATCAGCCATTCTTGCGCTTTCGTTGTCTTGTGCTATCTGCAATGCTTTAGCATTTAATCTGTCAGCACCGCCATTTAGCCACGCATCAGCTTCGTTCGCTTGCATTCCGTTAAAACTTCCGTATTGGTCTTTTACTGCAACCATATCTTTGTTTATAGGGTTATCGTATACTCCAACTTTAGTTGCTTTTTGATTAGCTTCTATGATTGCTCTTTCTTGTTCTTTGGTCATATTCTCACTCCTTTAGAGTAAATTAAAAGAGAGGTTTTACCCTCTCTTGTGATTATGCATTCAGCCTTGACCTTAAATAAGCACATTCAAGTGCTAAAGCTTCTTCATATCTGATGCCGTATCTATTGCCGGCTTTTATAATCAATTGTTTTTCGCCTGTCGGATTTCCTTTTTCGTCAAGAATATCTTTATATTCATCGGGCCATTCATCATAACATAGCAATCCATAAGCAAATGGATCTAAACCTTCACTTTCAAATGCTTCTTTAACTTGTTGAGCAATTAATCCAAAATGTATTCTTGCTTCTTTGCCTTTTTCATTTACTGAATCTGTAAACTTAAATTGTGTAAAATTAACCTTACTCCACACTCTCAATACAGCTTCATTTATTTCTGTTATTTCTGTTTTTACCCTTTCGTCAGAAGTGCTTATAGTTGCAGTTCCTGCATAAAGTTGTGACCATCTTACTGAAGCTCCTCCGCACGATGTTACATTATCGTCACCAGGAGAAACAGCTCCACTTCTTACTGCTAGTTTAGAAGTTGCGCCAATCATTAGATCATATGAACTTGCAAACATCGTTAAAGGTGCTTGCGTGTTAGTTTCGGTAAGTATCTCAATAGTAGAAAATGCAGCAGGCTTAAACCTCATATTCCATTTAAGATCCGCGTCATACAATCTCATTGCATATGTTAATCCGTTAGCGCCGACATTTAAAGCTGATGCGCTATCTTTAATAGGCATGTTTATAGCCATATTGAGATTATCCAAAGTGTGATATTCCATTTTTAACTTAGGTGCAAGTGCAAATGTATTGGTTAAGAAATAAACATTAGTTGTTGAGTTTATAATTCTTTTTCCGCTTGCATTCATAATTTTCATTATAGTTGTTTGACTAGCAGCGTGGCTTTCCACTAACCCTATAACCGCATCATTAACTAATAAAGCATTGATTTCAGAAGCAAGTAAAGCATTATTAATGTAAGTTGTTCCTGTTGTATCTGATTTTAATAGATAGTCATAAGTACCAAACACTTTAAAATCGTATTTGTTTTCTTGTGCTACATCTGTGGATAGTCCAAAATATGAAGGGTTTAAATCTATTGCAGATGAACAATTCCCAAGAATATCAATATTATCAAAAGTGCATCTGCTATGCCTACCTCTTATAATGGAATCAACTTTACTTGCGTTGATGATTCTTCCATTTATAAAATGACAATTATGCGTCCTAGAGAAAATAAATACACCATCCGTACTACCGCAATTTTCTGCAATAAAATTAGTAACCATTATCTCGTGTTCTAATCCTAATGCATCTGTTCCGTTTTGTTGCGTAAAAATTGAAAACTGATTGCAGTTTTTAGCGTGAATATTATCAAATCTAACATTTACTTTACCTACGTGCGACAAATCTCTTACACTCGACAACGCTTTGCTACAATTTTCAATCAGAGTACCATTTGCCCAAAAGTCACCTACATTGTATGATTCGACTTGGAATGCTTTCCCGCCACTTTTAGGGCCCGCTGGATCGGGATTAAGTACGCAGTTTTTTATATGACCACCTATAACATGCATTGAACCGCAATCACCGCAAGAAATCCCATTTTCTCCACCGGCACTTATGTTGTTGCCATTGATTAGAGGGTTTATTATATCAATATTTGTTGCTCCGAGTTTGTTAAAAATTACAGTACCCACACTTGTATAAGTGGATAGTTTTAAGTAGCTTTTCCCTTGAAATATAAGCGTTGTATTCGAACCTATGCGTATCGTATCGCTTATCATATAATCTGCCGTAGAACTTGGGATTAATACATTACCTCCACCAATAGATTCAACATAATTTAAAGCTGCTTGTATTGATGCTGTATCGTCTGTAACTCCGTCACCCTTTGCGCCATAGTCTTTTACATCGACTGCGTTGTGTGTTTTGTACGCATTAAACGCGCTTGACAATCCAGGTTCCGCAGATGTCATAGGTACACCATTCCAAGTTCCTGTGAAATCACCCATTGCTGATAGTTTTCTATTATTTGTAATCTCACTCTTTGATGTGAATTGTGTTTCTATTTCATCACATAAATTAGTGGTGTATGTTTTTGTATCGCTTGCTAATTTATCGAAGTTTTGTTTTAATGCCGTTCCTTGCCCTTGCACTCTGTTTGCTAATGATTGTATTGTATTTGTCACCCATGATGGTCTTGTAAGGCTCATCGTATCATCTCCCTTTATATTTCGCCTTGTACTTCTGCGTTGACTAAGAAATCAAGTATTATGCATGTTTCGTCTAATTCCGCATTTTCAAATCGATATTGTATATATGTGTAATCACCTGATGTGAATGGCATTGCGAATGTTTGAGGGTTTCTATTAGTAAGAAATGAGAAATCGTCAAAGTCGATATTGTCAAAGTCTATAAGGGCATACTCAGCAACTTTTTTGACTAGTTTCCACTCTGTCTTTTTGTTAGTCCTAAAATATATCTTTAATGATGTTCTGCTATCAGGAAGCAAACCCAAATATATTGAATCGCTTGACTTTATCATGTGCATAGCACCATAAGCATTAAATCCTGTGTCAATTTGTGCTGTAATTGCTATGCCGTTATCGTCAGTACCTTCCATTCGCTCTACAGTACCGTGCGAGCCATAATAAACCACTCCGTCTATATCCAAGAAGCAAGCACCGCTGATATTGTCAAAGGTGTACATAGTGTTATTGCCATAGTTCCAAATGTAAACTATATCATCGACATTACACCAATATTCCTTCTCACTTTGATAGTCAAATGTTACTGCTGTTGTAAGGTCTATAGCTGATAACGAGCTTCTTAACCTCTCGCTAATTACATCTGCATTTCTTTCGTCTTTTACAGTTGTGCTTGACCATAACCACCACGATTTACCTTGTATTGATAATGGGCTGTTGTTGACTATTTGCACACTATTAAAAGTTATATTGCCAACATCTGAACGTAGATTCTTTACCGGGTAATCCCATGTGCCAGTGGCTGCAATGTATTCTGCATAACTGAAATGTGTTTCTCCCTCTTTGAATATGATCTGGTAGTTTGCATTGTTGGTTTTAATATCTGTTATTGCTGAATCATTTGTACCTACATTAGTGAGATTTGTTATAGGGAAATAGCCAGCATTAAGAGTACCGCACCATCTACGCACATTTTTAAAGTCAGGGTGCCCCCATGCGAATACAGAAGTGTCATTTCCTACACCAAACTTAGTAGCAAAACGATTTTTCTTCACTAGGTTTGCATGGGTAGCATCGACTTTTACCCATTGAAAAATAACTTCTGTATCTTCCGGCTGTGAAGCTAATGTTGTAATTTCTCCAGTAGTTCTATTTACTGTGAAATCTGTTGTTTCTGCTTTAACTGCTCCGTTATACCAACCTATTACAGCATCAGCATCTATGTTTTGCTCTCTGATTACGAATTTAGTTGCTGTACCATCGGCTATAAAGCTTTGTTTTTTAGCTCCAGTTAATAGATTTATAGGCTCTGCATCAGTTCCACCGCCTGATGGTGGAGTTGCTTCTGCTATTGTAGGCACATAAGGCACCACATCTTGAAAGGTTGTTCCGTCATACTGCTTGTAGTCTGTGCCGTTCATAAAGTACAGCTTTGATTCAAAATAAAAAATACTCGTCTTAGCATCTGTCATAGTGCCAATCTGAGTATTTATTTCTGTTGCAAGGTTGTATTCATATACCTTGCCATCATTACAGGATATAAGCACATTCTTACTTGCAATTGTACCTTTCCACATGCCCTGTATATTCTTTACATTGGCATAATCTATAAATGTCTTATGCCCTTCTCGCTTCTTAGGATGAAAGTCTTTTGTGATTCTATAGTTTACTTGCCTTAGTGCTTCGCCTAACTTTAAGCCTGTTAATCCTACCGCTTCGTTAGTTCCTAACCATGCTTTTATTGCGATTGGATCAGGGTTCTTGCTCGGTGTATATCTAGCCATTATTATCACTCTCCGCATAAGCATCTGTTATAGGTACAGCCACGGCTTTATTTTTGCAAGTTGATTTTAATTGCTCAAATTTATCTTCAAAGAATGTTACTAGATCCTTTTTCTTAAATGGTGCTAATCTTGCAGCAACATAATAAACAATTGCTTGATCTGCTTTATAATTAACTTCCGTAATATCTTCTATATCCGTTATTGTGTCAGGTTCTTCTTTGGCTAAGTCTGTTCTAGCCATCTCGTATAATTCTTTATGTCCCATATCTATCAAAGGTATAGCTTTTTCTTGCATGTCAATATAATCTGGCTCAGGTATTTGTACTCCATCTTCTGTATATGTGTTTAATAATGCTCTGACTTTTGAAAATATACTTCTTGCTGATTCTGACATTTAATCACCGCCTATTTATAAGCTATAACCTTACCGCTTGTTAATGTAATAGCTGTGAATGTACCATATAGCATTACTCCGACTGGAACAGTGCCATAGTCAGCAGCCACAGATTGTGTTACAGATCCATTTGTTGTATGTCCTTGCGCTGTCAACGTAGTAAATACTGCTGCAGTTAATACCATTATTGCTCTAAAATTACCTGTTACCGGGGTTGTATTTGTGATTACTACACCACAATGTAAATTGTTCATGTTATACCTCCTAAAACAAAAATAAGCGAGGAAGATTTTTAGTCCCCCTCGCTATGGTGAAGCAAGTTACTTCTTAGGTTTTTCTTTTTCTTCTTTCTCTACCTTTTCAAAGCCGTTACGCTCTGCAAGTGAGAATGTTGAAGGGTTATCAAGTTCTATAATGTTTCCATTCTCTTTATGCTTGAATAACATCTAAACTACCTCCTATGCTATTTTATGACAGTACAATCCGTCTTTCTTAGTATCAAGAACGAATGCATCATATCTGAAACGCATATCAATTTGGATACCGCTGATTCCAGGAGGATTGTCATGTATTTTGTAATCTTCTAATTTCTTAACTCCTACCGTTACTGATGGGTGACACATAACAAACGCTGTGTTAGCAGGTAAATATGAAGATGGTACTGGAACTAACTTAACTCCATCTACTTCTCCAACTTGACCATTTATTAATGCCTTTTGACCTAAGTCAGAGTTTTTAATAAATGCAGTATCAAGCTTTATGAATTTGTAGAAGGAATATGAACAATAACAAATTCTACCTTCTAGTGGCACTTTCTTATTGCCAAACCACTCTGTAGCTGTCAGTAAACTTGAATAAGCATTTGAAGCTGTTATTGCTGTTGCTGCTGTTACTGCTGAGTTTGCTACTGCCGCTGTAACCATTGCCGCAAGTCTGTATGTGTCAACTTCTGGGATATATACTTCATTTATTTGTCTTGAAAGTATTTTATTGCCTTGTGCTGTAGTATTAGTATCATCTAGTGTCTTTCTGTCTACAGTGATTGTTGCTGATCTATCCTTTGCAACTGTCATATCTTGCTTAGTGTTTTGCTGCTCTGCTGCTGTTCCATATCTTGCTGCGCCTGTTAGGGTGTAATCAGATAATGCAGTTGTTGGATAACTGTAAGCTGTTACTGTAGAAACACCTGACCATTCATAATCTGTATTTACCGCTGCTTCTGTAAGGGATTTTAATTGGAATCTTTCTACTACCTTCTTGTCAAATTTTGATGCGTAATTTATAGCCATATTTTATCTCTCCTTTAATCGTCAAAGCCTGCGAAGTCGGAATCCTCGATTTCTTTGCTGCCATGTGCCGTCACCGAACCGACGGGAGCCTTCTTCGCATTCTCTGCGTTCTGTTTTAATAGTTTTATTTCACTCTTTAGCTGTTGGTTTTCGTGCCATGCCATAGCATCTGACAATGATTTTCCCGTTTTTTCCCTTCGTTCCCAGACTTCCTTTGGTACGGAGTCGGCTTTTACATCAGGGTAATTCTCGAAAAATTCATTGAATTCTTTTTGCTGTTTTTCCTGTTCAGCTTTGGTTTGCTGTTCAGTATTCAGCCTTGTTTCTGTCTGATTGGCTTTTTGTTCTACTCTGTAGAGCCTTTCTGCTATTTCGTAAGGCACGTTGTCTTTTTCTGCAAGTGCTTGTATCTCTGCTTGCTCGTCTGCTTGTTGCCAGTGCTGTACTATTTGGTCAACTGTCATGTTGTTGGCTTTTGCAAGCTTTTCAACATAAGCTAATGCAGGAGATTTTTCTAAACCTTGCAATTTTTCTTGAAGCTTGTCGTAGTTCTTGCCCTTTTGCGCAAGTTCTGTAATTGTAGGCAAGTCAACTTCTTCTTCTTGGTGGTTGTATTTGATTTTGAATTTTGGTTCTGTCTGTACTGGCTCTGTGGAACCAACCTTTGGTATGGTTGGTTCCTCAATAGGCTCTGTTGAAATGTCATCTATTTCTGCCGTTGGTGTGGCAGTTTCATCTAACACTACATCTGAGAAGTCATCCTCCCCAGCAAATAGTTGTAGATCAATTTTAAATTCATTCATGTTTTGTTCTCCTTTCGCTATGGTTGGCGAATAAATTTGGGCAATAAAAAAACACTCGTTAAAGTGTTGGACAAGAGCCTATTTAAAGGCTCTATAAGACATTATTTTTATTGAGGCAATGTATTACTATTACCCCGTTGTTGCATCATTTGCTGTACTTGCTTTTCCATCTTCTCAGACGGCATACTTTGAAGTTGTTTTTGTATCTCAGGTGGTAATGTTTCCATGAATTGCGCCATCTTTTCATATTTAGCTTGTTTGAATTCTTGCATCTCTGCAGATTGTTCCATCTTTTGTTTAAGCTTATCAATTAAGTCTTCATTTTTGTAAGCTTCTGGCAAACTTTCAAGGTAGGTAATCATATCGAATAATGGATCATGCATGCTTAATAAATTATCTAGCATTTCAACCAGAGCTTCTTCTGACCAATAAGTAGAAGGGCCTACATCACACTTAACATTCAGCCACATATTTTTAAATACACTAAAATCGAATGTTTCAACAACCTTTTGACCATCTCGGGTTATTACTATCGGTCTTTCTTTATAGTTAGTACCCATCATATCAATTAGAATTCTGCCTATATCCTCTATCCACTCATACATATTAGATTGTGGATTGTCTAAAGGTATTGAGGATTGCTTTACTGTGATTGCTATACTTCTTCCACTTGCTTGCTCTGGGTTTACATTGCCTAACATACTGTCGTTAATACCCAATGTTTCTTTAAGGTATTGTATGGCTAGTTGTATTACTTGCACTATTTGTGCCGACATTTGAGATGGTTGCATGTAAGCTGCTACATTATTAACAGATTCACCGGGTTCCATGTTTTGAAGTCCTATTGCTTCACCTACTCCATCATCCCAAGTCTCGATTGCATCTGCATTGTAAATTACCTTTGGAAAAGCTGTTTTATCTAAGTGGAACATGATTTTTGCAAACATTCTATTGATAAATATCTGAGTAGGTATGATACCAAAACAAGTACCTCTGCCATGATAGCAATTCTTTTGTTTTTCCCAATTTGCCCATGCCACAGGGTAGTAACTCAATTCTGTATCTATGTCCCTATAGATGTATGCGCCCTCGGTACACTTACTTACAAATATTGTTTTTGTTTCCGGGTTGTATTTATATAGCAAGAAGTATGTAGCCTTTCCATTGTCATCAGCTTCTAATTCTATCTTTGCACTATCTCCGGCTTCATAGTTGTAGTTTTGATCAGATGTGATGTTTTCCTTTTGATTGTCTTTATACAGCTCTGCTTCTGCTTTTAAGTTCGCTACCATATCTCTACCACTTATACCTACATATGGCTGCGTCTTAGTATCAATGCGAGGATTGTTGGCATTTCCCAGGAACACATTCGTTCCATCTACTAACTCAAAGCATATTTCACCTTCTAGTTGTTCATACATTGGATCTAAAACCTTAAACGCACCGCCGTATGGCTTAGCTGTACTGTCCCACCACATATGGGCGCACGCATCTCCCATAATTGCGCCATCAAAACAAGCATCTCTATACCTGTTCTCCATCTTAAATTTTTCAAATAGATTATCAATCTCAGCGCTTGCAATTTTGCTTGCTTCTGTATCAGGATTATCATCATCTTCGGCATATGCTAGGGGTTCTAGTTTTAACTTAACCTTACTAGAAGTCATAAATGCTACAAAATAGGTTATAACTCTTTTAATGTAATTGAATACCGGAGCCGGAAAATCTTCGCTCTCTAGGTTTCTCCATTGCTTGTCATTAAAGAAGTCTATCGAGGTATTAACAGCATCGTAATAGTTTGGTTTTAACCTATTGTTGAACTTAATACCATCCTCATATTTCTTCCAGTCATCTGTCTTAGTGCCTGTGTATTTACTCACTTACTCACCTTCTTTCCCATTGCAGTATTAATGTCATAGTTTAAAATTGCTTTGAAGGCTTTTTCCTTCCGTTCTATCTTTAGCTTTTCATCTGCTGTTAATGGCTTTACAGTAGGCTTTGACTTCTTGCCTAGTCTATAACCTATATAACCACTTCCACCAAGTGCAATAAAAAAGAACAACATTGCTGTTGCTCCTATTAGGTAGCTCATTTACTCACCTTCTCTATGTTTCTATTGTGTATTTGTCATCTTCCTCAATAATATAATTTTCTACTATGCTGCAAGTAAGTCCATCAGAATCTATGCATATTTCTTTTTCTTGGTCTAGCTTTTGCAATATTTCAATCAGTTCTTTAACCTTCACTATTACCCCTCCTATCCATGAAATCCTTTTGGTATTTTGGTCATACTCCTAATATCTTTTGTGTACTTTTGCTGTGGTGTTAAATCTTCTGTGGGTTCTACTGTAGATGGTATATCTGCGCTGTAGTACATAAATCTATTTAAAGCCTGTGACATAGCATCTACCATGTCATCATGCTTACCATTAGGAAATGCGCTTGCTTGTTCTACAAAGTCATTTACCCACGTTGCGTTTTGTGGTAAATATACATTGCCACTCTCTATTGCATGAGATACAGCATTAACTCTTGCTACTTTACCACCTTCCGGTTTGATTGCTATTATACCTGGTATCTCTCTGCGCAAAACTTGAATGGTTGCGGATCCATTTGCTTTATCTTCTATTAATATTCTACCCATCTTAGGATACTTAGCTTTTACATTCCTTATTGTCTGTACTGTAGCAGGAAAGTCCATTCTTGCATTGATGTTATCTATTAAATACATATCTGCGTTGCGTTTGCCCCATACTTGAATTGCCACTGGGTCGCTTGTATCTTCATCCTTGAATGCAGCATCTACTGACATTATCAATTGAATCATGTTAGGTAGTTTATCGTAATACTTCCACCATTGCCTTTTGATAAGGTTTCCTTCTTCTGCCGTTGGTCTACCTTGGAATAATGCTAACCACGCTCTATTGCCTTCTGCTGTTGCATATGTCTTTTTAAACTCTTGTAGCCATAGATTATCCTTACCTATTTCAGGGAATAGCGCATCACCTACGGTACGATTTAATATATCGTTTTCCTCTGCTTCACATGGTATATTAATATATTCAACTTTCTCCGGCATAGCCGATAATATTCTTCCTGCTAAATCATCCTCATGCCATCTAGTTTGAATTAATATTATCTTGCCCTTTGCAGATAGTCTAGTATAGATTGAATTAAGAAATTCATCCCACATTCTATCTCTATATGTTTGGCTGTCTGCTTCTTGCCTATTCTTTATAGGGTCATCTATTATAATTAGATCCGCCGGGTTTCCAGATAATCCGGCCATAATACCTTTTGAAATCATTGAACCTTTATATTTTGCTATTTCAAAATCTGTATCGCTAGTTTTAGATAATTCTATGTCAAATAACTCTTTACCAAATTGCTGTATCTTTTGTTTGTTTCTTCTTCCGAACCTTTGTGCTAGGTCGTCGCCGTATGATATTTCTATAACTCTTTTAGTAGGATTCTTGCCTAAATAATAACTAGGCAATGTTTCTGTTACTCCTTGGCTCTTGCCGTGCTGCGGTGGCATTGTGAGTATTAATATTTGTTTACCATCGCTCTCTATATGATGTTGTATTTTATCACAAACAAAAAGAAGATGTGCTGACAATAGCCATCTTCCCTCATGTACATATTCAACATATCTAGCATAGTTTGTTTTGGTCTGCTCCCTTGCTTCTTCCTCTAACAGCCTTAAAAGTTCTAGCTCTGCTTTTTCTCTATCCATTGTATCACCTATTTTAAAGGCACGAGATATACTTTATGCCCTTCTAACTTCTTTATTTCTATTTCTTCGCCTTTATCGTTATATATAGCTTTGCAAACTGAACACATTGCGAACTGTTTTGTTAAGTCTTTATATGTGCCTACGTGAAATTTATCATTTCCACATTTACATATTATCTCTTTCATTCTTACCCCTCCAATAGATTAAAACCTTGTCTTTTATTAAACTCTTCATATGTCCATTTCAAAGGCATATTTCTATATTCCTCTTTAAGATTTCCTTTTTCCCATATTTCAACTTCCTTGTAAGATTTTGAATACTCATATTTTTCAACACATTCGTCGGCGTGTTCACTATATATGCACACTTTATGACCCTTATGCATCTCCAATATATTTGGTGCTAAACATATTGCATTGTATATTTTGTCTAAATCATACCACACCTTGCAATCTTCACATGCCATGCTAAACATAGTTCCCATCTTTACCCCTCCAAAATTTGTCGCGAAAATTTAATTTCGTGCAATCACACACTATATTTGATAGTTTTATACAGTAATAAAAGTATAATGCCGATAAATTTGGTACTTTTTACTAATATTCTGCATAAACATTACATTTTGTTGCATAATTATTATATAATTATTGCGTTCTATATTGAATATTATACACTATTTGCTATATCCTAATGTCTTTTGTAACTCTGCTATTCTCTTTTGTCTTTCATCAGGTGTCAAATTGCTTACATCATCATTTATATTAAGGTTCTTACTCTCTACCTTTTCTACAAACATACCCAAGTGCTTAGCCATGGAATCTAACGCGCCTTTTTTATCATGCAACTTAAAGCTAAATACTCCCTTTGCACTTATTGCCACTTCACTTATAAGAGTTCCATCCACTTCTTCACTTTCTTTTACTTCAATCACTTGCTTAGGTATTTTAATTTCGTTTCCTTCTTCGTCAATTCCTACAGTAACATCTTTCATTCCAAATCTGAGGAAGTCTTTTATATCAGCAAATCCTATCTTTGCATACTCTGCTAACACCTTTTCTACAGTGACCATATTACGCTCTTTTAATTCATTAGTAAGACTTTCTATCCTTGCTACTACCTTGCTATCTCCTGCGAGCCTGCAAGCGTTTTCATCTATAGTCTTATCGCTCATATTCTTACATGGATATGCCTGCTTATATGCTTCTCTCTGTGATAGTCCAGCAAATAAGCCTTGAGCATATTTCTCTTGTTTAATTGTTAGCTTATCTGCCATTGTACTCACCTCTTAAATTACTGTTATTTCTTCATTACTCTCAAAAGTTATTATGTTATTTTTAAATATGTTTTCTTTTACCGATATTATTGCTTCCATGTCCATAGGTCTTATTGATTCTACTTTATGCTTTTTCATTAATTCTTTTAATTCATTTACAAATTCTTGCGCCATCCTTTACACCTCCATTTGATTATGTATTAACTGTAGTGTATAGTATTTCCTTTATCTTCTTACAAATTTAAACATCCACGCTTCATCATTAATAATTATTAAATTGCCATCTTCATTAATTGCTGACGCTTCGATGAATTGAACTTTCTTTATCCCGTCTTTTACAGTTCCGTCATATAACATTGGGATTATACCGACTACATTAAATACTTGGTCTTTGTATATCATTTTGTAATTGCTCATATCTATTCCCATATCTACCCCTCCTATTTATCTCCTGCCCCCACCTTGCAGAAGTTATCCCTGCGACACTTTCAATCGCTGCACCTAAACTTTATGGTCTTTGTTCAACCTCAGCAAACTTTAAAATGCTATTGATAGCCTTTAAAGAAAGACCGCGCTTGTATATTCACACATCTCTTGTATGTGTTTAATATCCTATTTTCTCAATACTTTCAACATATCTACTGCATCTTCTAAGTACATTGGTATCATTCGCTTTTTATCCGGGAATAAAATAATAACAGGTATACCGGATTTACCCTTGTATCCTGCTAATTTCTGACCGAATTCATCCCACATCTTATACGAACCACTACGGGCCATTATCCTATGTTCACCCATCAAGTGGCGCATAATCATATATGGGTTGTGTAAATGTGCACTACAAGCCACATCACAAGGGCCTTGCATTTCCATTATTCTTCTCATGCTATTCTCAGGATTTAGCGAGCTCTCGAATTTGTACTTATGTCTAAGTTTAAAGTGATACTCTTGTGATCCTAACTCTATGTATAAATCTCCACCATGCCATAAGTTTATAGGGCCATCATCCCCACGTTCTTCTGCTATTACTTCGCACATGGTTTCTATGAAGTCTTTATCTCCACTCTTTTTATCCCAATCATCATGGCACCCTCTTACTAATGCTATACAGTTGTCAGCTTCTCGCTGCATGATTCTTTTTACTGCTAAGTCTTGCATTCCTGGTTGCATTATCTGTTCAAACTGGGCCCCTACATGGGTATGACTTATATAGTTGTCTTTGTAATCTCCCATACCGGCCCAATATAATCCATCTGTATCATGTATTGTCTTTTCATCTTCATCAAATCTTGCATAGTCTATTCCAATGGCCCCATGATGCCAATCTCCCCAACAAGCTATTGCTATTGGTTTATTATCATTTATAGTTATATGGGCCTTAACTTGTTTAGTACTTAGTTTTTCTTGAGCTCTTTGCATAGCTCTCATTAAAGTCATGTATTCATCTATATCAGTTTCATCATATGTTTTCTTATCGGTGTATTGCAGTTTATTCTTAGCTCTCAGTAATGCCCTCTGTACCGTCTTATACTTCTCTCCAACGGCATTTGATATGTCGGTTATACTCTTACCTTCTTTTTCTAACTTAATAGCATCTATTAGCCAATCTTTCATTCACTCACCAGCTTTATATTATTTGCTTTACATAGCTTATTAGCATATGTTAATTCTTCTTCTGCTCTTAATAATGCCTTTTCTATTAGGCATCTACGAGATATGTCAAGTTGTTTATTGTCTAGTAATTGTCTTTGAAAGTCTTTTAGGACTTCTATGATTTTCTCCATATGAACCTCCTAAAAATGAATATAAAAGAAGCGCATCAGATCGCGATGCGCTTCTTAAGTTATATATAAGGCATGAGGGGTGTCGATGCCTTTGGGATTGCTCCCATCTTTAGAATATCATCCCCTTGTCAATATGTCAGTGGGTAAAAGTGGGTAGTTTCAACCACTTGTTACACTCTTGCGCTAATTTCTTTTATGTAATCCACCGAGTAAACTAACATATCAGCTATATTTTGTAATGTATACTTTTTCCTGCCGTTTTCATCCTTCTCATACTTTAGAAATGCCACCTTATCCATAAGTTCATTAGATTTCTTCATGCTTTCCTTCGTTTTATCTATACATATTTGCAGATTATCTATTGTTTCAGTTTCCGTATGTATTAGGTTAGTGAAATGGTTTATATTATATACTACCTTGTCGAGCGTACTATCATCACTACCGCCCCTAGGCATATCTAAGTTTTGGTAGTTTTGCCCTTTGACTTCTCTAGGTGCGCTCTTTTCAAACTTTCTAGTCCAATAATCTAAACTAATTTGTAAGCCATCCCTTATATTCTCATGCAGTTCTTTAGCTATTACTAATTCTCTATAGTTACTCATTTGCCCCCTCCTAACATATATTAAAATGTCTTTGGTATGGTGCTTCTTTATCTATATAGACTATCTCCGTAAGGTCTACAAGTCTTTTTAACCAACGTTTTCCGTCACAGTATCTTATATATATCTTCTCTCTATCTGCTGTTATATGACCGTTTGTAACCTCGTCATAGTCATACTTTGAGCCGTTGTATCTTCTGTCTAACTCCATGTAGTAGTTATTATCATGGACAGACATATTACTCACCTCACATTTATTTATTTAGATTGAATGATATGTGTACTGGCAACCAAAATACAATCATCACCAACTGCATCTCAATATTGCACCTCATATTATTCTTTTTGGCTGTGTCCTTTATTTCTTTAGCACATAGCAATCCAGTTATAAAATATAAGCCCCATAACATTAAAATACTTATTTCATATATGTTCACTATCTATTCCCCCCATTCACTCAACATTTTTAATCGCTCATTCTCTGTGATCGTTTCTATGTTAAGGTCTTTACACTCTGATATAATACCCTCTATCAGCGTAGCCATGGCTTTACTGTCATATTGACTACTGCCGATTAATATTGCCATATGCTTAAAGGTTTTGCCGTTTACAGTGCCATCACCGACCTCTGTACAATGATTGTTTGTTGCCCTATACACCATACTTACTGCATCAGCTATTACCGATATTAACTGAGGTTCTCGCTGACCATACCTTTTTAGCATTTCGATATATACTTCTTCTTTAGGCACTGGCGGTTGCCATGCTTCAGCTATTTTGGAGATAAGCGCCCACGCATATGAGTTGGCATCTAAGCTGCGCTTTTGTCTATACTGCTTTATATCCACTTCTAACTCTTTGCCCTTCGCTATAATTTCCTCTGCTCCTGCGACCTCCTGCTCTGTTTGGTGGGACTTTGGGGTGGTCAATGTAATTTCCATTAATCCACCCTCTGTAAATGTTAATCTGATTGCATTACACTTCATAATCCACCACCTAAAAGTTACTTATTGTCAAGATTACTTTTGGGTTATGCGAATAATGTTTTTCCACTCTTACAGATACTATTTGCGAATCATCATCATAAGCTAACTTATTTAAGGCATCAGTTACAATCTTTAAACAATTATCTATGTCCGGCTTCTTTGTTGGTCTTACTTCTTGCGCTTCCATTTGCTTTTGCAACTTTTTGCTCGCCGACTTTGGTATTTGAAAGTATAGTAACATTGACAATTGCAACATGCCGTCTAGTTTTATTTTGTTGCCTTGTTCCATGTAGCACATTTTTACTAGATTTTCATAACCTTGGGTTTTCTCGGGAGTATAGGCTATGCCCGACCTTGTTACTCTTGGTCTGCCTTTTGCAACTGGTTCACCAGGAATTATTAATGTAATCATCTTATTTCCTCCCCAGTAAGCGAAATATAATATCTTCTCTTTTATAACCATCCGTATGTATTAAGAGTACCTTTGTCATATCTCTAAGTTCTTTATCTGTATAATTTAGAAGTTTTTTTATAATTTGTGGGTTATAATAAGGCTTGAAGAATAATTCTTCTAACTTGGCTTGAAGTTCAGCTTCTAGTTCCTTGCTCCGAGTACTACCAATACTCGAAGTATGTATTCCTGTTAATCCTGTGTGGTCGTTCATGCAGACTTCAACTAGATTTAATGAATGATCAAGCCAAGTTACCCTTTTGGGCCATCCTGAACCCTTTTCGATTATGTGATGCCACTGTACCCATGTATCAGGGCAGTATCGGCATTTTCCGTTATGTGGCATCTACTTACCCTCCAAAGCTACTGCAAACATCATTCTACATAGTGCATGGTGTAAATGTTCTTCGCTTGTATCTTTCGCTTGATGCATCAATATGTGGTACATAGCATGGTTTAAATGGCTGTCTACATCGATATTTTTCCAGTTATCTTTGCCGTATGTATCAAATCCCTCTTTGAGTACCCTTCCTAGTGCTAACATTGCTGTAGGGTCTAATAGGTCAAATCTTACATTGAGCTTACTTTGCTTACCACCTTTTGAATTGGTTTCTATTGTGCATAGTTCTTCTTTGTAGCCATTTGATAATACTTCTTGTATTTCTATATCATCTTTGAATTGAATGTCTTTTACTGCTTCCATCCAACACTCCCAACAATTTTTACAATGGGGTACCCCTACATTTCTTAAATCGAATTTTTTCGGACAATGTGATATGTTGTAATGTCTTGCTACAAATTCCCCTCTAGTCATTTCTTGCCTTAACTTATCTAACTCGCTATTCATTTCTTATCCCCCTCTTTTGGTTCTATTTTGTCTACATCTTCTCGATAGAGATTATTGCATTTACGGCAATCTACATCAGGTGTTGGACATTCCCAGTTATTCCGGCACCAATTTACAGTTGGCATCTTCCCTTTCCCCCTCGAATTTCTTTATAGCCGTTTGTATTGCTTCTTGTACCTCCATGCCGTCAAAATATAATTCAACGGCATATTCTGCTATCTCAGGCTTTAGGTCGAGTATGGTTTTGTTTGTCATATGCTCACCCCATCAAAATGGCAATTCGCAGGAACAATTTGTTTCGCCACAATCAGGACATTTTTCTGCTGCTTTACTACCTTCTTTTGCACCATCGTTGTATTTTGCTAACACAGCCTTTTGTAATTCTTCTCTAAACTCTTTTGTTATTGGATAGCAGATATCTTTAAACTCTTCTTTTACCTTTGCACTCGGCATTCCTACAAATAGTCCGTTGTTGCCATCCATAACCTTTATGCCCGATACCACAAAGCAACTATCTAGCGTTACAGAACCTATACCTTTTAACTTACTGTTTTCTAGTTTTGTTATTCTTACCTCAGTTATTTTCATTGTTTGCCCTCCTTAAATTAAATTTTTAAAGCATATTATTAAAGTTAAAACTGTGCCTATTGCATAACCTACTATATAACCCTCCCAAAACTTATTCATTTTTTACCCTCCTTAAATTTATTGATTTCCCCACTGTGCTGCCATTGCATCAGCTATGCCTTGAAATGTTTTTGCCCTGTTCTTTTGCCTATCCTTACCGCCTTTATTAAACCAATTTCCTGCTATTCTTGTGCTTTCTGCATATTCAACTATGTTAGTCGGCTGCAACTTAGGTAGATTTTTAAGCCATAAATAAGTTTTCTTTTGGAATGGTTCACCATGTTCATAAGGCTGTATAATTTGCGTATGTATTGGAATTTCAAATACTTTACTAGGCATAGGATTTTCAACTGCTATCATTGGTATATCTGAGTTATAAAGCTTCATGAAAAACTCTTTTGCTTCTAATCCTTTTTCGTATCTTTCAAGGTTGAGTGTTTTACCTTTGTATAAGTGCTTTGCTCCTGCGTTTGTCAAATATGTGCAAGGTGGGTGAGCAATCATCATATCCCAACCCATATTTATTACCTCAAATACATCGCATTGGTAATGATATTTTGGATCTCCGTCTGTTGGAAGGATGTCACAGCTCCACGCATCATGCCCTAACTTTCTAAAAGCATCTCGTACAGTTCCTGAGTATTCACAAGCTACCAATACCCTCATTGTATTATCAGCCCCATTGGAATCTCCCTTACTTCCTTCGCCTTTGCAGCCTTTTTACCTAATCCATGTTCAAATCCCTTTTGTGCCATACATTGTTTTAACTCTGCCATATGTTCATCTGATAAGCCGTATGTATTTTGATATTCCTTGCATTTTGCAGGATTTTTTAATATCCAATATAGTTCGTTGCTGTTCGGTCTAGGTTTGCCATATCTTAGCCGTTCTTCATCGGTCATTTTTCTAGGTATGCATTCACTTGGTTCTATTGCTTCTCGGTAGACATTTTTTATTTCATAATTCATTGTTCTACCTCGCTAATTTTGACATCACATCCGTAGTGCTGTTTTAATATTGCAAAGGCTTCTGTTAAGGATATCTCTTTAGTTGGTTTTTCACGTTCCCATATAAGGGTTCTATTTCCCATATCGTATGGTTCTTCCTTATTCATATAACCCATATTCCAACTTGAACTATAAATTTTAACTATGCTCGCTTCCGGGTCTTTTTTAAATGTTAAATCCTCGTCTAGTGACGATAACGGGAACCACGTTTGCCCGCTGATTATATCTCCGTTTAGCGTTCCTAAAAGAACCATAGCTTTTTTACCCTCTTTTGTTTCCACCCACATTCCTGTTTTTAAATCTGATTTTTTCATTGTAACCCTCCTATAATTAAATGTTTTTGTCTTGGATGTATATACCCTCTGTATAATTGGTCTATTATTGCTAGTGCTACTTCAAAGCTTCCTTTCTCACTAGGTCTTAAGCTATAAACTATTTCATCAATTGACTTATCTTCCTTCCACATCTTCCGTAATGTAGCAAGGTCTGATTTAGTCCAACCTAGCTCAAAGGAGTCTAATGTTATATACTGCTCAGGTATTCTTTCGTGTGATGCTGTTCCAGGATTCATTGTGTCACCTCGTATGTATAAGAATCTTTTATTTGGTTATATTAGATAATGAGAAGGTCTAGGTTTTTTCACTGTAAAGAGTTTTTTCTAGCTTCTTTCTCCTTTCTATATTCTTCTTGAAGCTTTGCAATATCATCGTCTTTTACTTCTACTGGCTTTTCTGCAAATTGTTCGCCGTGATCCGTTTCGTATTTTCTACCTCCAAAGTTTTGTATTTTCTTTGATGCTTTAGGTGTTTTATTAGTATAATTACCTTCGACTATCTTCTGCATATTGGCTGGCTTGATTATCCAATCAAAGCTGCATTGCCATTCTCCAGCTCTACCACTTAAGAAGTCACTTTGCTGCACTAACTTAAATAACTCTTTCCAATATTCAATGTTAGGTTCTTCCTTCCACCTAGAGTTAAGTACCTTTTGCCGATTGCCCTTAATATCTTTAATTTTAGGGAGTGCTATACAGATTGAGTTGAATAAGTCTTTAATTTGCGCATATGGAGTTAACTCCGTTGACGTATGTATTATTTCTATCTCTTTATCTATCTCTTTATCTATCTCTTTATCTTTATCTATCTCTGTGTTACACATTGTTACTTGAGTGTTACTTTGTAACAATTTTTGATTTTCCCTATGCTTTCTAACCCTTTCGGCTACTGATGTTTCACTTCCCATACTCTGTACTGCTTGGGGTAATAAAAATTCATCATTTGCAATTTCTTCTATAAAACCAACCTTTTGCAAGAATAACAATGTCATTTTTACATTCTCGGGTTCTTCGTCTAAAGTTAATGCCATTTCCTCAACGAATGTATCTTCTATACCTTCAAATACAATCATTCCTTCTTTCTTAAGGCTCAGTAACTGTAATTTGAGATATATGATCGTGTATGTATCACCTCCGGCTATCTTCCGCAATTTCTTAATTTCCTTTAGTGTAAAAAAATCATCCTTAAGCTTCAGCCAATAATATTTTTTATCAGCCATCTAATCACCTCACTTTTTAACCTTTATCTTTACTCCACATTTGATGCATCTTGTGCTTTTGATACATCCTCTATCTAACTTATCCGGTTCGTGTTTGCACATATTAACCTCCTACCAAAATACTCTATATCGTTTAGGACACCATTCAGGACTTGTGCGTATGTATTCAAACTGTTCTAGTGGATATTCTTTTCTTCTACATCTGTGCCTTATAAGTTGATTATCATTTGTGCAGGAGTGGTATTCGCAATTGATGCATCTTGGTTCTTCCATATTATCCCTCCTACATTAAATTTTTGTGATGTGTATCAATAGTCGCAATCTTCGTTTGCAAATCCTAACTTTTTTAATCTGCGTGTTAATATAGAGTGATACATTGTGTTAATGCGCTTAGATAATCCTTCACAGCCGTCACCATTAGGTTCTCCCGTAATAGATGTGCCATCGCACTCATGACATTTGCGTTTATAACAATATGCCTTTACATATTTGTCCTCATCGAAATCAGACATTATTTCTTGTCTTGTCACCCTATTCACTCCTTCGCAACATATTCATTTCCCGACCTACTCTAAAAACTTATATATCATCCACATATCAAATAGTAAGCATGATATAAACCAAACTGCGCCTTGTACGATTTTCTTGCTAATGTTAAGGGCATTACTGCCCCTAAATGTAGTCATTGTGTTACCTCCCACTTATCATTGAAATTCAATCTCCACAACTCGCCTAAGTTCATGCCGTCTAACGTGGTAATTTTTAAGTATTCACTTGATATGTCATATCTGAGAATAATATCTCCGTTTGTAAATTTTAAATGTGGATTATCTTGCATCATGCAGATTATAGTACCTAGTTTTAATTCATCCATCCTCTACCCCTCCTAAAATAATTTATTTACATTAAATTCAAAGTCGCTATCACATTCGCTTGTATCTTCATGTATAGGACATTCAAACTTAGTTTCTGTTTCTGTGCAGGCCGTGCAGTATTCACATAGGTTTAACATGCTAACTTACCTTATCTTTGATATCATCAATTTCGCTTTTTATATTGAAGTAATCTTGCATAGTCCAATCTTTACTAGCTGTTTTACCAGTTATTTCTTCGCTTTTGCGTTGAAGGTCTATACCTTTATGTTTTGCGAGTTCTACAAGTGCTAACATTTGTACTTTGCTAGGCTTATTTGCCATTGCTTCTTGCTGCAACTTTGCATTGGCTACTTCTTCCTGACTTGCTATTGACTTCTTAATCTCAAATCCTAACATTGCTAAGGCTCTACCTACTGCTGATGTTTCACAATTTTCTATGTGAGAAGTCTTATTTATGAAGCTACTTCCTGCCACTTCCATTGCGTGACCAGTGCAAGGTCTTGTATCTTCTCTATCTCTGTATATAAAAGCTTTAACGATTACCTCACCTTCGTGGTTTGATACGATCTCAGTTTGTATTGAGCCGTTAGGGTACTTCTTGTAAAAAAGTTCTACCCTCTCATTTACTTGAACATAATCGTTTAAATTGAAGTTTCCTGCCATCCCTTACCCCTCCTATGCTGTTTTTTGTCTTGCAATATAGCCTTTGTCTTCGCCCCATGCCATTAAGTCGCTCATTAACTTATCAAATAACTCTGCTGGGTTTTCGCTTATTCTCATGCTTTCATCTACTAGGTCTACTACATCTTGATTGTCTATATCTTTTAAACCTACTATCTGATTTTTCATTTAAGCTACCTCCTGCTTTATACCTTGATATATGTTCATTAAGTGGCTTTTCAGCGATTCAAATTCTGCTATTGCTTTTGTTTCTCCCTCGTCTTGCCATATTTCAAAATCTTCATCAGCATCTGCCCCCGAATGCCATCCGTTGTTGTATATGCTTACATTAAAAAACTTACATTTGGCATTGTAGTGGAAAAATACATCTGTCTTGCTTTCAGCCGAGATTGTTGTTGCTAATGTTGCTATATTGCCAATTAGTAAAGCTATTTTCATTATTTATACCTCCTAAATTATAGCGAGCAATATTGTACTGATTTCGTGATACATTTTCGCCTTACAGTCTGTTATCTTATTTTCAAGTTCTGCTTGTATCTGAGCCTTAACTTCATCCGATACATTTAATGATTGAACCATTAACCAATCATTTTTTATTTTTCTAATCTCTGCGATTATTTCATTTATATCTATTTTCTTTCGATCTAAAGGACTAATTGTTTGGGTTTTGCAACTTACATATAAATCTGGATTCATTGTTTATACCTCCTTTAATAACTCGCTAACGCTTGTGTTCAACTCTGATGCAAGTTTACCTAATAACCCCATACTTGGGATTGCTTCTCCGGTTATTACTGCTGATAAATGACCATTGGAGCAACCAATCTTTTTGGCTAATTCTTGCTGTGTTCGTACTCCTAATCCTTCTTTTTTGTTTTTCTTGATTGCATTTTTAATTCTCATTCCTAATGGTGTCAATTTTTTCACCTCACTTTCATTTCACTCTTTGTAATTATAGTACACTATTACTGTAAAAATTATGCCTTAAATTTCATTTGTTTTCTGTAATTTAATTGTATCGCATTAAAATTGAACTGTCAATACACTTTTATAAATAATTTTGAACTATTTTTACAATCGTGTTTTTGAATAGAATTTTTACAGTTGAATATACTATTACAAAAGTGTGGATATATTTTTTTTAATTTAGTATAATGTGATAAGTATGAAAAATTGGGGGGTGTATTGTTTTGACTAGGGGCGAAAAGATACAAAGCATACTAGACAAAAACAAGCAAAGTAACATTGGAATAAAAAGTGTAGCAGAGTTATCTGAAGCAATGCAGAAAACCAAAAGCTATATATATCAGATAATAAGGAATGAAGCTGACCCTTCTATTGATACATTGAGGGATATTGCTAGATTGCTTGGAGTATCGGTTGGGTATTTAGAAGAAGATATAGAAATAAACGAAGATGTTATTTATTATAAGGAGCCAGAGATATTACAACACTTGCCGGAAGATATGAAGAATTTCGTTTTAGATCCTGCTAAAAAACCATTTCTAACAGTAGCCTTTATGCTAGATGGTTATGACTTGACTAAATTATCTGCATCGCAAATGAATGTTTTAATTGAATGGCTGCGAGATGCGATGGAAGAATCTGAATAGTCATATTTTGTCGTTTTTTATCGTACCTTTGTCGTTTATTTATCATGTAAACAGGTGTAAAATTAAATTATGCCTGTTTTTATTATTTTCTCACGAATGTATATAAAAAGGTGTAATTTTATACGAACGTATGTTCTATTTTTAACCAAACTCTGCTACAATATAATTACTATAATGTTGGGGGTTAAAATAATATGAAGAAATGCGGTGAAAAAAGTTGTGAAGATTGCCCGTTACAGAACGTTAAACAAATCGTGGTAGGATCGAAAAAGAAGCCAGTAAAGAAGTGTTGTGCCTAATACATACGAACAAACTTGATAATAAAAAAGGCGAGGAATTAACCTCGCTATTTTTATGCCTTTATTATTCCGGGCCCTTTTGGATCTGTATCATCCCAAGCAATTGTAATTGATGCGCCTTTTGGATCTGTATCATCCCAACCTATTCTTTTGCCCTTAGGGTCTGTATCGTCCCAAGCTGCCACACC